AGTTAGAGAAACAATTGGTAAGTGGGGTGGTTTAAGATATCCAATGAAATGGAGACAATTCTTAAAAAGATGGAATCAATCGGAAGGCAATTTAAAAGGAATATTAAAATCAATTGGATATGATGGAGAAATTTTATATTCATTACACCACCATTCACATTTAGCACTATCTTACTACACATCACCATTTGATAAAGCAATAGGTTTGTCAATTGACGGAGTTGGTGAGTCGCATACTATATATTCAGCGATGTGTGATGAGAAGGGATTTCACAAAATACAAACCCTACACTTTCCACATTCATTAGGATTAATATACTCAGCATTTACTGCTTATTTAGGATTTAAACCAAACGAAGGTGAGTATAAAGTAATGGGATTGGCACCATATGGGGATAATCAAAAATATAATAACATATTTGATAAAGTTGTTACTACCGGTGGTGAAATAGACATCGTAAAGATGGACATGTCTTACTTTACATGGCATACATCCGATAATGATATGTTTAATCAAAAGCTTATTGATTTAATTGGATTTCCTCCACGTTTCAAAGATGAACCAATAGAACAACATCATAAAGACTTAGCTGCTTCATTGCAAGGTTGGTATGAAAGTGCATTATACTTTATTATCAATAGAATTACAAATACTTGGGAATGTGAGAATTTAGTATTGGGTGGTGGATGTGCATATAATGGAACTGCCAATGGTAAAATTAAACATTTTACAGCAATTAAGAATGTATTTATACCATTTGCTCCATCGGATAGTGGTTCTGCAATAGGTGCGTGTTTATATCATTATCATCAAACATTCGGCAATCCAAAAGTGAAAGGTGGGGATAATCAATCTCCGTATTTGGGTGAAGAATGGAGCAATCCTGAATTACTTAAAATTATATTACAAAATCATAGACGTAAGGTTGTAATGTTTGATACCGATGAAGTATTGTGTAAAGAGGTTGCAAGGTTAATAAATGATGGTAATATTATAGGATGGTTTCAAGGTAGAACTGAATTTGGTGCAAGAGCATTGGGTAATCGTTCTATATTGGGTAATCCACATTTGTCCGACATTAGAGATAGAATTAATAAGGTTGTCAAAAAGAGAGAAATGTTTAGACCATTTGCTCCATCGGTTACAACTGAAGATTATCAAAAGTATTTTCTATCCGAAGAAGATGTTCCTTATATGAATCAGGTTGTCAAAGTTAAAAAGGATGTAAACATTCCGTCAGTAACGCATGTTGACAATTCGGCAAGGATACAGACACTTAAAAGAGAAGATAATCCACTTTATTACGACTTATTAAAGGAGTTCGAAAAACTAACAGGAACACCGATTCTATTGAATACATCGTTTAACTTAAAAGACCATACAATGACCAATGACCCACAAAAAGCAATTTGGACATTTCATAATTGTGATATGGATTATTTAGTTTTGGGTAAGTTTTTAATAAGTAAATAATTATTAGTACATAAACATATAAAATGGCAAACGAATTTCAATTATTTGATGGTAAGAATTTATCATCATTATTTAAAGATATATACGAAAATCAATTAAACAAAAAGAAAAACATTTCTGAATTAATAGAATCATTAAGAAAATTGATTCGTAATGTAGGAGAGGCAACGGTTATTGCACCTATTATAAAAGATTTAATTGAGGTATCGGTTAAAAATGATGACCACTTAATTAAACTTGCAACCATTGCACAAAGACTTGCAGCAGCGGAAGCAAAGGGTATAGGTGAAGATGGTTGGTTGAGTGAACATGAGAAAGAACAATTACTTGCGGATATGGAAGATACTATAAATGCAGTAGAAGAAAAAACTAAAGAAAAAATGGTTGATTTGGAAATTGAAATTGAAGAAATTAAAACCAAATTATAATGGCATATAATCCAAGCAATACTATAAAACCGGAAGTAAACCAAGAAGAAAGACAGGAATCAAAACCAGTAAAAGCTTTTCTAGCTTCCGTTGATAAAGTATTGAAATCATCTGACGATTTTTTAAAACTTGAAAAGGAAGATGATAAAGTATTAATATATAATGATAACAAAAAATTTGCAGATAAAGATGCAAGATTTTATGGTGCAATAACTTTTTTATCAGAGGATACAATTAAAGAAAAAGCTTACGCATATCCATTTGATAAAAATAATTTTACATTTCCAATATCAGGAGAAACTATAATAATATTATCTATAAATGATAAAGAACATTTTTATTTACCATATACAATTACACAGTATCCAAATTATAGAGAAGATTATAAAACATCAAAAGCAGGTTCTCAAAAAGAATTAAACGAAGAAGGTAAGGGTGGTTCTTCAAAAGATTATAATCAAACCAAAGAAACAGGAATAGCAAATAAAAAACCTTCTGAGTCAAAATCAAAACAATCAAAATATAATAAGGTAGAAACTATTAAATTCTTAAAACCAAAAGAAGGTGATACTATATTGAGTGGTAGAGTTGGTAATACTATTAGATTCTCAGAATTTTTTTTAACTGAAGATGATAAGACATCATCACCTGGAATATTTATTCGTAATAAACAAAACCCAGAATTTGATTCAAAACCCATTGGTGAGTTAGTAGAAGAGGATATAAATAAAGATGGTACATCTGTTTATATTACATCTGGTAAAATAAAGATTCCATTCAAAGAAACAATAGGAGTCGCAAAAGAAGCATTTGCAGGATACCCATCATCGGGTGATTTAAAGGGTAATCAATTATTCATAAATTCTGATAGAATTATATTATCGGCAAAAGCTAGTCAATTTATTATATTTGGTAAAGGAAGTACAGGAGTATTAACTGATGGTAAATTTTCAGTTGATGCAGGTGCAGAAGTTCATACTATATCAGTAGGTGGTATGACGACAATTGAATCAAAAGGCAATGACATATATCTTAATTCAAATGGTTCCAATGTATATGTTGGTGATAAGGGTGGAGCAGGTGGTGCAGGGGCCGGAGTACAACCAATTACATTGGGTGGAGATATGCAAGATATAATGGAACAATTAATAGATGCGATATTACAACAAAGTTATAAAACACCAGCAGGTGAATCAAAAGTAGGGCCTGAGAATGCGGCCGCTTTTTCATCCATAAAAGGTTCTCTAAGCAGATTAAAATCAACTAAAAACTTTGTAGGAAAATAATGAGTTGGACAATATTTTATTATGAAATGCAAACGCATATGCTTAAGCAAACAATAAGCCAAGCGTCTCCTATTCCAACTGGTAAAGGTTTTGCAGGAAAAACCAAATCTTTTGTAAAAGGACAAGTAATGGACTCAATTGTAGATGCTCAATCCTTTGCAGCAGCTTTTTGTAATGCATATGATAAGACGGTTAAAACAGGCAAAACTTTAATAGGTGGAGTTCCTGTATCCGATGGAAATAAAAAAGTAATGCAAGCAATTCTTATTTCCGAAATGTTAATAGCAAAAGCATCGGGAAAATTAATGTATAATACATTATTAGATTTATGTGGTACTGCAGTTCAAGCTTATTGGACTGGTGCCGGTATTGCAAAATTTCCTGTTCCAAATATCCCATGTATTACAACGGTAGCAAATATAACAACAACAAAAGCTTATAATTTATCTCCAGGAAAATGGACATCAATAGTAGTTGGCCCTCAAGTTGCATTTGAACCATTTTTATTATCTTTTATTGCTTCTGCAATGTTACATTGTCTTACTTTGGGTGGTATATTTGTATGTAATTGTCAATACCCACCACCCGCACCACCAGCACCAGGGTTTTTACCATGGGTTGGATACTTTGTTCCCCCACCAACTCCAGCAGGCGGCCTACTTAAAAAAGCATTACTTAAAACAATTGCAACTAGAAAAAGAGATATTAAAAGTTTATATAATCTTGTAAAAGATAAAGCACTTGCAAATCAAAAATTAATATTAGGAATAGTATCAGGAACAGTTGCTGTTGGACTTGCAGGATATGGTATACTTAGTGCAGCAGAACAAAAAAAATTACCTGCATATCTTGCAACACCTGCAGGTCAATTGGAACTTGCTAAATTACAAAAAGAAGGGATATCTGACCAAATGGCAGCTGCTATGGGTGCAGAAATATATAAAAACGGAGCTCCCATTTATGATGATAATTCAATTGTAGATGAGGATTCTCAACCAAAAACACCAGCACAAAAAGTTAAAGATGGTGATGTTCAAAAACAAGTAAATAAAATAAATAATACAACAAACCAAGATGTTTCAAATGCTAAAACTTTACAAAAAAATATAGCACAAAGTTTTAAAACACCAAGTTCTGGAGATATTGGTAAAATTATACCAACATCCGTAACACCTGATGCATCTATATTAATTGAAAGTAGCTTCAATATTGCGTATAATAAAATAAAAAATTCGGCATTAACTAATTTACAAAAGATAAATTTATTAGATAATGCTACAAAAATAATGGCAAAAGGATTACCTATTGAAAATATAGATGAACTTATTATGCAAAAACAAAACAATAAAACTAAAGGATAAATATTTATTACTAAACATATACAAAACAATTATTATGAAATCAGAAATTTTATTAACTTTAATTAAAGAAGTTGTTAAAAATGAAGTTAAGTCACAAGTTAAAGAAGAACTTGCCAAACTTATTAAATCTGGTGCAGTTACATTAAACTCACAAAAGAAACCATCCACTCCATCATTGAGAGAGATGACAGAAGTTACTCCTACACCGGTTAAAAGACAACAATCCGTACAACAAACACAAAGACCACAAAGAGAATTTTCAAAAGACCCTATGATTAATGAGATTCTTAATATGACTCAACCATTTTCATCGGAGCAACGTAAAGAAGGTGCACAAGCGGTTGGAAGTGTATTAGATATGATTAAGCCAGAATTAAGAGTTGATGAAAGTGAATGGGAAACTATGGATTTTAGAGATGTAAATGTACCATCCAATGTTCCAAACTTTGAATCAACGGGTGATGGATTACAAGATGCTACAATAAAAGCATTAACAAGGGATTATTCGGAATTAGTAAAAAGATTTAAATAATGGCAATAGAATTAGGTAAAGTTAATGTAACTGATTTAGCCGAAAATAATTATAAAGTATTAGGAATTGGAGTAAATACAAGTTCGGATAGGAATGGTATTTTTTCTACTAACTACTCAACATTATCACAGGCTAAAAGTAATTTAATTAATCTAATTATGACAAGAAAGGGTGAGAGAGTAATGCAACCTGATTTTGGATGTGATATTTGGAGATTAATATTTGAACCAATAATAAGGGATGATATTGATTCAAAAA